CATAAATCTTTTACACCTTCATATTTAAAATTATAAAGATCTGTTGGAGTGCCAAAATATTCTGACATTTTTATTTTTGAAAATCTATTATGTATATCTCTATTTAAAGCATCAATAGGTTTCATAGAAATAGAGACAATACTAGAGTCATCTATTTCCTCTTCCATCGGAGCCTCTAACAAAACTTTGTCCTTGTCAACAGATAATCCCATTGGGTACCATGATACTAATTTCTTAACATCGGCAAAGTGTCTGTATCTGTTTTCTGTAAAACCGATAGGCTCCGCTGTATTGTCGTTGTAAGTCGTTGTAGTTTTAGTTAGGGTCAATGTGGAGTCTAATGTGCCTTGGCTTGTTAGAGCGTGGTTTGAGAGCGTTATAACAGATCCAGTAACATCAGATATGGTTAGCTCTACTCCATCATTTAGTGGGTCAGTAGCATCGGATATAGTAATGACATCACCAACTAAGAAAATACCCTCTGTTTCAAAATCAGTAACAGCAGATTCTATTGTGTTGGCACCTGCGTTAACTGTAAGGTCATTGTAGGTTTGTGAAACTATTTCTACTAATGGTTCTATGTGTTCAGAGTTTACTATTTTATTATTTGGAGTTTGTAAATCAGAATCTTCTCTTAGCTTCCAATGCGCAGACAAACTTTTATCATCGGCCCAACCGGAGTTAGTATAAGAGATGGATTCAAAATTTCTTACATGCTCTCTAATATCTTCATCATCCAAAGCGCCAGACCAAACTCTTACTTCTTGTATATATCCATTAAAGTCAGCGCCAGGAAACCTTGTTGCTGCAGCACCTTGTCCATCAAAATCTAATGAGCTTATTTGTGATAGGTTGACATTGGCACTTGAAGTAAAGACAATATCTTCGCCACCTACAGGGTTGCCAGATAAAGTCATAAGATATACGGTTAAATCATCATCTTTTTTCTTTACGGCTACATTCACAAAATGATCTTTTGAATGCACATAAGATGAAACGCTACTATCTGGTGTAGTAACAAAAACAGAATTATCTATTTTGTGTTCGTAATGTAATCTACCTGTATCAGTTAGAGCTAAACTAAAATAATCATTATCTATAATGGTATGATTTTGTTGTGCTGTAGCAGATATTCTTGCCTCAATAGTAAAGTCGCTTTCGGATATAAAATCAAAAACTCTTGAAGAATTTTTCATGCCATTGATAGTTTGCACATAATTTGTACCATCAGAGTATAACGCTTTGGTGTCAACGTATTCAGCTTCTTTTATAAGGACAGGTCTATTGAAGACACTATATTCTTCAATTTTAATTAGCTTTTGATTTGCTCCATATAATCTAATAGCCGACTTTAAAGATTCTAATGTTCCTTTTCTTTTTAACAAATAAACAATAGAATTGTTGATCCTTTTCCATATATTTTCTGTTAGATCTCTTGAGCTTGGACCTTCTTTGGATTGTACACTGGTTTCTTCTAATTTTGTATTATCAGCAGAATCATATAAATTTATGCCATACTCACCGGCCAAAACAGGTGCGAAAAAGTTTGGACTATTGTTATAATCATCGTAGCTTGGTGTTTTTATATATGGAAGTTGCTGCACATATCCTAACGTATCATCAATTTCTTCTGCTATTAAATTTAATAGATTTTTTAGATTTTCTTCTTCGTCATCATAAAACAAAACTTCAGGCAACATATTTTCTAAACTTTGAGCGCGATTTATCTGCAGCTCAAATCTATCATCATATATTATAAATTGCGGCTCTAACTCACCGCTCCTTGTTACAAAAAAACTAGAACTAGAGCCAGGTGTAGTTTCTATAATGCTAACAGATTCTTCTTCGTATTTATTTGCAACATTTCTTAAATAACTGCTCATAGTAATTTGGTCTACATTAGTAAGATCACCAAATTCATTTCTATGTATCACAACTAAAGGCATCGAGTCGCCATTATTGTTAGTAGCTCCTGCAGTTATACTACCAGCTGCAGCCCCCACCCCTGTTGAAGACTTGCTTAACTGATCCAACAACCACAAATCAAAAGAACTACTTTGTTTCTTGTAATCATCAACAGCGTATATGTTTACAGCGGATAAATTGTTTATATCGGCTACACTAGGGTCGCCAATAGGGTATTCATTTAACATCCTATAAAAAGCAGAATCTAATTTTCTTCTTGCGTCACCAAATATTGTATGCTCAGAAAAGTCGCTGTAGTTTATGTTTATCTTTTTTTTAGCGGTATTTGATATATTAGCTATAAAATTAGCACTATTTGATGCAGCAGAAAGTGACTTGGTTAATTCTTCAATAGATATACCGTAAGGCATTTACATAACTCCTATTTTACAGTGAATAACCACTCTTGTGGGCTATCGTAATAAAAAACTTCACCCCTTATGTTTAGTTTGAAAACAATTTTATATGGTGTATCTCTGTATAGATTGTTTGTATCCAAGTAGAAATAATTGCCGTTTTTGTCGTATGATATATTTTGTGCAGTAACTTCAACCAAATCAGTAATCTGTTCTCTTATCTCAAAAGTACCATCAGTGCAAGTAAAACTATTTAGTGAATTTGACATACCAGTTACAGATTGTAGTTTTGTTGATATATCTTTTATAAAAAGTTTTATTCTGGTTGCTGTGCCTTTTTCATAAGTGTTTTTTAGATTAGGTAATCTAATGGGATATCTACTTATTTCATAATATTGAGATGAGTCATCTGATGGCAACTTAGTTTGAAATTCAAATGTTTTGCTTGTTACTAAAGCTTCTTGATCAGAACTTATAGTCCAGTTGTCAGAAAAAATGCTGCTGGCACTTAGACCTATGTTTATGCCAGTTAGAGATAATTCATTATCTGTTTGTGCTGTGCCTATATCAAGTCTGTATATCCCTTTAGATTCTCTTGAAGCTGTCAGTCCAGCAGGCTCAATCAAAACGCCATCAGCACTTAGAGTTACAAAACCAGGAAACTTATTTGTGCCATCTAAATCAACTAATTGATTATTCTCAAAGTTGTAATAAAATAAACTTGCGTTTTTTGAAAAAGGTATTTGGTGTCTGTCATCTTTTATACTTGAATCCCATTCCAAAGAAGCAAAAGGAGCGTTTGTTGTGTTTGTCTCTCTACCGTAGAATTTCTTTGGTGCCCAAGAAGAAGAAGTGGTGCTTGTGTTAACACCGGCAGCGATGGCATCAGCATCGGTCTTTGCTTCTTGACCATCTGACATTCTTACCATAAAGCCATGGTTACTACTTGCTCCATCTAAAAATTCTTTCAAGAAAGATGTTATATCTACTTTAAGATTTTCTTCGCCGTGCTCAAAATATTGGCTGGCAGAATTACTGTCCCATTGATTGTTGTGAGCACCTATTATGTTATTACCACCAGAAGCACCGCCAGCATAGTCTTCCCACTTATCTGTACTAGTAGCCCAAATAGCATTAGATGCATCTTCATAAAGATAATCATCAGAATCCAAACCTTTGCCTTCTATCCAAGATGCTGTCAATGGTAAAGCCCATATACTGAAATCAGAAGGCACTGGCTCGCCATGAATTACATTTTTCATATTGATAAAAGCAGATACGCTATTATCTAAACGAGGATCTGGCGCATCTCCATTTTCTATTTTATTTTTAATGTTTTCTAATGGAAAATTTATCAATATTCTAGACCACTCTTTGACACCTTTTAGTTCATCAAATTTTGCACCCGTTTCTAAGACTGGATTCAAACCATTGTTGGCAGTTATTGATTTTTCCGTTATAAAATTATCTTTGTTTGAATATGCTCTTATGTGTCCCATTTTTTACCTCTACGCTAATGAGCCTTGAATGTCAAAATTTGGATATTTAAGCTCTGGAATAACGTCTTGTTTAAATCTTATAATATTCTTCTTTATTAAGTTATCCACGTTTTCCGAATAAGAAGAATAAACTCTTGGGCCAACTTGCTCGGTTAAGTTTAAAATTCTAAAAAATGGCACAGCTGCTACATAATCTTGGTTTTGTAAAAGATTAACCAGCGAAGAAATTGACAAATTCATTCCAAAATCCATATTTGATGTACGCAAAGCCGATTGTAATAATAACATTGAATCTAATAAAGCCTTGTCTTTATTATAACCATCAGAAGGATATATAGAAAAGTTTACTCCAATGTTTAATATATTACCATCCGATATTCTTATACTATCAGAAACTCCTTTGAATGGTTTAATATAAGTCTCTATATTGTTTTTTAACAAATCGCTGCATGGTCTTAAATAACCATCTCTATCTCTGCATATAGTTACCAATTCTATTCCAGAATTTTTATAAGGATCTTTTCTTGATAGAACTCTAAAGGGGCGACCGTAAGAAGATGGCATTGTGAAAATTCTTGATTTATAATCCAACAAAGTTACACACCTACTTTGAGCAGAGAAATTTCTAATAGCGTTTTCTTTGATAGATTGGTTTGACTCTGGATCTTCACCTCCATAAGCCGCTAGAGGATTAGAAACTATTATAGAACTCAATATATTATTATATTCCTCTGGGGAATCAAGATCGGCTGTAGGGTTATAAAAAATAATATTTGAATTTATTATTTTTGAAAGTGAGCCAGCGCCAATATTAGTTTCTATACCGCCTCCTACTCTATATTGTATAGTCAATATAGAGCCAGGAGCAGGTAAATTTCCCAAAGAAGATGTGCTCAAAAAAGAGCTTATATCAACATCCGGAGCAGAAAAACCATCTGCATAACCTTTAACTTTATTTGGTAATACAAAATCTTCAGGATTAAATATTTTTTCGGTAGTTGCAGAAATATTATCTCCGGCTCCAAATTTAATAAACGTTAGACCATCGTACCCAACTTCTGTTATATACCTAAAAGGCACATTTTTTATTTTCAAAATATAGTCTATATCATCTTCGTTTTCTTCAGTGACATCTGCGCCATAGAATATTGATTCTTGTGCTAAGTTACTAACTTCAGTATATGTGTTACTATTTGAATCTTCAACAGAAATGATTTCTGTTACTAATCTATCTGGCAAAGATATTGATAAAAAGGGTTTTGGATTATCTGGCACTTTATAACTAAAAGTTTTTGTGCGCCCAGCGGAACAAGTTGCTCCACTTATTGAATAAGTGCTGTATGTTCCATCATTATTTATTAAAGTCCTGTTTTTTTCTGAAGAAAAATCTATTTTATCCACTAACTCAAAGTTCGCTGGCTCAAAAGAACTAACAAGTCTGGTACCTGGCAATATAGTAAAAGTCATTGACGCAGAGGTTGAATTTAGAAAAGTTGCCTCAAAATTAACTTTAACAGAAGCGGGGGTTGTTAGTTTTGGTTTATAACCTAGTGATTTGGATAAAGCTATTATGTTTTTTCTTTCAACTGCTCTTGTTAAAAAACTTTCATTTACTGATCTATCTATTTGAAAATTTAATACATCACCCAAGTAAGCCATCAAGTCTACTATAGCCATACCCCCAGAAACATCGCTGAAATCTTGAATCGTGTTTGGGAAGTATCTTTTTAGATAAGAAACTAAGTCGCTCTTTATAGAATCGAAATCTTTACTTGTGTAAGATATTTCTTTAGTTGTAGTGGGGTTTCTGGGCATTTTTATTTCTCTTAGTTAAATCTAAGTGTAAGGCTATCAGCAAAACCGCCAAGACCAGTCATTATATATCTTAGACTAATAACTAGTTCATTTTTCCCTATATTGGCGTTATCGTCATTAAAGTCTTTAACAGCGAAAGATGTTATTTGTATTTCCGGCATATACTCCTCCACTTGTTGCCTTACTTCTCTTTCCATTGAAATAGTCATTTCTTCTTTATCTATTTGTTCAAACATATATTTTTGCATAAAATTTGTCCCCATATTAGGATACATCAACCTCTGACCCTTATTAGTCAACAATAATATTTTCAGATTTTCCCTAACGGCTGTTTGTATGCTTCTATTAGAATCTGGGAAATATCTACCTCTTGTAACTAAGGGCCATCTAAAATTTATATCGCCGGGCATATTTAATCTCTATTGGACAAATTGA